AATAGTTGCTGAAAACGAGTTCTATGTTCTGTTTGGAGATGGCTTACTGATTAAGAAAGGAAGGTCTAAGTTTAGGACTAGCCAATATCTAAAAGGAGATAGGTTTATCTCGTTCAAGCAATACTATTATAAAGAAAAGCTACTTAAAGAAGACATCAATTATAATTTTGTCTCTGTTGCTCACGACCTGTTTAGTTAAATGGTGGATTGAGTTCTTAAAGATACACGCATGAAACCTCCATTCGCAATACAGGTAGAAGAAGTCTTAGAGCAGATTCATAAAATGCTTATCGACAAGAATCGTAAGTATGGCAACTCAGCATTAGAGCCTCTAGGAGTATTTAGTCAGTTGTCCGCAAAAGAAGGACTACTGATCCGCATCGATGACAAGCTAAAGAGAATAAAGAACGGAAGCTTAGAGAAAGACGATGAGGATGTGGTAAATGACTTGATTGGTTACCTAGTACTGCTAAAGATCAGCGATAATCATGCCTGATATTACCATGTGCCCAGGGACAAATTGTCCCTACAAAGAAACTTGCTATCGCTATACGGCAAAGCCTAGTGATTATCAATCATGGTTTATGGAAGCACCTATAAAAGAAGGGAAATGCGATATGTATTGGGGAGACCTAGCAGAGTCAATTTGGGGTCAGCTTCAGGAAATTGTCAAACCTAAAAATTAGTAAAAATTCATGCAAATGTCGACAAAATGGAGACAGTTGGTAACAAATATTGTCGATTTTTGGGACGAATTTATGTAAAAAGGTGACAAACAATTCGGGGTACTTCCGAATTGTACAATAAATAATGACCCAAGAGCAGATCCTACGGTATGCTACTTGGGTACCTTTAGAATAACTTTTTAGACACTCCTATCTGATGTATCTTCTCCAATGGTTGGTACTGATATTCGAACAAATATTTGTTGTCCAAGTAGGAAACTTTAGCATTTGGCTGAAGCAATGAATTAACTCCTGCACCAAGGTAAATTCCTTTCGGTTTTTGAATAATTGTCTTGGTTTCCGTGTTCGTAATGGTATTCGTTACCACAGGTATCTTATAGTCGTTCGTAGCGGTCATTTTAAGCACTTCTCCGAGGACTTCTCCGCTCAGATATGTATTACCATACTCGAAAGGTATAGTGGTCTTAAACAGGCTAATTTGTGGCTTAAAATCGATTAGTATTGTGTCCCTTAAAACTTCGGTTTTTATCTTAGTTTGAGGGATGTAAACCGTCTCCAATTTGCCCACAAACAAAGTGTCCGTTTTTGTCACGGTTTCAAACTTGTAGACAGTCTCAACTTCAGTCTTTGGGAAGAATATGTATGCAACAAGTATTCCAGCCAAAAAAGATAGCGTTGCAATTTTAATCTTTTGATTGTCTGTTGAGAATTCCATCATTGCTCAATAAATAGGTTGTCTTCTTCAAGAATCTTTCTTAACTCCTCACGGCAATACTTGTAAGCCTTGTATGTCTCGTCAGATAATTCCTTGTACTTCATTTCAGAACGAAGCAATTGGTCAAAGTTCCAAATGGCACTTTTGTAGTTATGCCCATTAATTGCTGATTGAAAATCATCCTGATCTTCAGGCAAATCAAATTCTAATACTGCTTTCATAGTGGAAATTTATTGGAATCGATTAATAAATCATAATTTTCTGAACCATCCTTTACAATTCTTCTCCCATTTAGCACTAGAATCCTACCTCCAACAGGCTTAACTGGGGCACCTCTTTCAATATGCCATCCTTGGCTACCATCTCCATATTCCTCTTTGTATGTGCCTGTAATAGCTAGGTGAATCTGCTTTTGTTGAAGTTCATAGACCCTTCTACCTTGGTTATAATGAAGGGCATCCCTTACATCATTACGGCTTGAGTTCTCATGGATGTGACCCATCACAAAGACATCCATATTCTCATACATTTCCAGTGATCTTGTTAGGTTAATTGCCCCGCGTGTAACAATTCCGCCTAAACCGATTCCATGATGGTACTTCAAATTTTTTGTCATTGAAGTGCTATGTCTTAATTCATATTTCAGAACCAACCATCCGCCATATCCCCCGGTGTAGACATTGCTTTTATTCTTGTAGTTCAACAAATCTACAAATCTTTGGAGTATATCTGTTTCCTGATATTTAATTATAGCAGTCTCATGATTTCCGTATCCGATCACAGTCAAGATCGATGCATAAGGTGACCACCATTCTACTGCCGTTTCCACAATTGAGTCAAGATACTTGGCATTGTTATGTTCAGGCAAAATGTCGCTTTTATTCCCCCTACGATCTCCCTTGCCTTGCATTAAACAGAAAAAATCCCCATTGATAAAAACAGGGATTTTATGCTCAAGGCAGTAGTCAAGATGTCTTTTTAGCATATCTCTGTCACACTTAGGATTATCCCAATGTATATCAGAAAGTAATGCTAATCTGTTTTCCTCTTTGCTAAGTGAAAGGCAATGCACATTCCTTGCAATTTTGGTTAGTTCCATTAAATAGGTATATAGTTGGTTTTGCCTCCAGATCGAACGGCCTTTAGCTTTTGCTTTCTGTTTCCGCTTTTTACAAAGCTAACATGAACCCAATCAGGATTAAAATCAGTTCCGAACTCCCAAATTAGTTGGTCAAAATCTAGTTTATTTTTGATGAAATCAAATACCATTCGATTGGTCACTTCTCCATTACCGCCATCCATATCGATGTCGATGGCTTGACCTTTGCAATGCTGAGATGAGGGGCTGCCCTTTATAAAATCATTGAGAGCCTTGCTTCTGTACCCAGAACTGATAAAAATAGGCACTCCAAAATGGGCTCTAATCGGTTCGAATACTCTCTCTGCTAAAACCTTAAAATTTTCAAGATGCTCTGCCGTAGGAGTATTATCTATTCCGTGCCTCTTACCCGTTTCGCTTCTAGTTAATTCAGCTAGATTAAGATTAGGACTGATTTTCATTTTTATCTGTTTTTTTAAATATCTTCTCAGCAGCCGTGATGCCTAAAGCAGCAGCAGACAATGCAGCTACGGAATAAACTAAAGCGTCATTTGGGTTAAAATACAAAGTCCAACATAAGGCAATTGCAGTAAGAACACCAACAAGTCTTTTGCTAGATGCTTGTCCATGCTCGGAAAGAAATCCTTTTGCCCATGTAAAAAATTGTTTCATCTTCCTTGGCCTCTGTATTTTTTTGGTTTGTTCAATGCTTTAGAATAGGCTTTTTTGGCTTTGCCGTTTCGCCGTGTCCCAAAAGTTACCTTTACTGAACTTGTAGCAGCTTTAGACTTTGCCATTGGTTTTCTTTATTTCGTTTCTGATTTTATAAACCAAATAAATTATTGATAAAATAGAAATTACCGAAGTAAAAACTACGTTGACCATTTGCAGACCAGCCATAGCCGTAACATTTGCAAAGATTGCTAAGAAAGTAGACGGGACTCCAAGCTCATCGCTTTTCAATAAATTCATTTCATTTAATTGCGTTTCGTTTATCAAAAATAAGGCATTTTAAAGCAAATAAAAAAGGGCTAAAATTTAGCCCTTGTATTACCATTACTTTTCCTTTAAAGCCTCGTACAGAGGCCCTAAAACAAGCACAGTAAAGCCTTTCGCCTTGACCTTTTCTTTGATTAGATCAGCATCGGATTTACTTACTTCAATCTCTCCTGTGGAGTAGTAGATTTTCTTTGCCAACTCGTAAAGACGAATCGGGTCTTCTTTCTCTTCGGCAGCAAACAATGCGTTGCCTACCATTTTAGAAAGGAGCATCTCTTCGCCTTTCTCGTTTTGGATTGCGTTGCCCTCGATGTCAGTTAGGGCGATTGCTAAATTTACATTCATGGTACAAGTGTAAGGTTTAATTTTTCGGCAATATACTCAAACGCATAATCATTGGAGCCGTTCCAAGATAAATAATCTTCTCCACTTAGGGAAATATTTCCTTCTGCAACTGACTGACCAACTGAGATTGGCATTTCCTCTGTTCCTTGACCGCCTGTAAGTAATTGGTAGTAGAAAGTGCAAGCACTCTCAAGGTTGTCGTTTACGATGATTGCGTTTAAAAGAGTAGCCTCTAGCTGCTCTCCGTTCTTCCACACTTGTACTGGTTCGATTTGTTTCATTTGTTGTATTGTTTAAATTATTTGTCTAGCTACTAAGTCATAACCTACTCCTGCAATTTCCACTCTAATCAATCTGTTTGCGTTAACAGTTCCTGTTGCCGCTGCTCCTAGTCTCCAAGTTGGATTTGAATTCCCTGTTGGAGCCAAAGTTTTTAAATCAAAAGCATCTAAACTTCCTCCTACACTTAGGCTACTATATGTTAAAATGCTTAATCCTGAATTAATCCTCATTGCCTCTCCTGAACTTGTGAAGAAATGAATTACACCTGAACTTTGATTTGCAATTTCAATATCAGTTCCATCGTGTAAAATATAGCCTCTAGTAGTTGTATTATTAGCAAATCCTAAAATATTGCTAGATGTTCCATTTAATGTAATGTTACCTCTATTAGTTGCAGAATAAGGATTGTATGAACCTCTAACTAATATATCTCCACCAGTTTGCACCGAAGAGGAGAAGGTAGCTGCGCCATTGTTAGCTACTCTAAAATTAACATTTGTATTTGCAGCATTGTTTACAGTAAATCCATCTGAGCCACTTACAATTTGTAATAAGTTAATACCTTGATAAATTCCTGCACCTGTTGGAAATACATTGTTATTAGATAAACTTATAGATTGACTAAACCTCCCTGTTCCGTTGACATCTAGCTTAAAGCCAGCATCAGTTGTGGTTCCAATTAAAACGTTGCCTGTTGACTGCACAAGAGTTAAAACCGAATTTGCTGAAGCGTTTCCGTATGTAAAAACAAGTCTATTACCCCCAGAACCATAATCATTACTGGTTGCGCCAATTTGCCAAGTAACACCGCCTGTTCCAGGGTTAGTTAGCTGTAAATTAAATGCAGTACTTGAAGAAAGGGTTAAATTATCAGTTGTGCTAGGCGTACTAGTTCCTATTCCTACGTTGCCGCTTGACAATATTGCAACATTAACATTGTTGTTTGGCGCAACTCTAGTTCCTAAATATAAATTACCACTACTTTGTGCTGACCATAAATAAGCATCTCCTGTTGATGTGTTAAATCCACTTCTTATTCCACCTACACCATTTGAAGGTCTAAATAAACTTACTTGTTCTACTGTTACACCACCAACTGTTGTTGTATCTGCTGCATTACCTTGTACGTCTAATTTTAATACAGGCCCTACACCTATCCCCACATTCCCCTGAACCAACAAACCTTGCGAAGGTGCTGCCGATGGTGTTCCAATAGATAGTCCACTATTAGAACCCAAGGTCATCGCTTGGGTAAAGGATATAGCATTTCCTGCCGTTCCTGATGGGGCGGTTCTCCAGCTATGAACTCCGTTTTCTTGGAAATAGCCTAATGCCCAATCTGAGGTTATGTACTTAAAGCCAACAGAATCAACAAATGTATTGGTAGTGAAATAGTTTGCAGCATCACCGCTCTCACCAAACAATGCTCCTGTTGTGCCAAATTGAAATGCCTTATAAGCACTATTCCACGCACTCGGTGTAACTCCTAAGCCAAGGTTGCCTGAGGCAT